GTATAACAGTCAATAATTAAAAGCGGAAACTCATCTACATTTTTAGTATAGTCTAAAAACAGTTTAAATGTAAGTCCACTGTTTGAAATTGCTCTAAATCCCTTAAGTTTCATAACAGATGAACCTAGCAGAGTACAACCCAACGAGTCTGTTTCAACATTACCAGCATGGAATAAAAGAGCACTGTGACCTTTAGTTCCTTCCCCAACAACTTCAAACGTATTAGGATACTTAGTTCCATGAAATCTCTTGCAAGTATAATTACCTTCTGGAATGTGAAATCTTTCCTTATCAAGTACATCAGGTTGTAAAGTAAAACAAAAGATAACTCCATCAAATAATAATGCTCCCAGTGCCCCTTGCTCAGATTGTTCAAGTCTTACTATACTTGCTTTCACTTATCAAGTTCCTTATTAACTTTCTTATATTGGGTAAGTTGACTTGCTCTAACTTGTAACATTATATTTATAAGTTTATCATCTGCTTGTACCATCTTATCAAATCCACGATTCATCTCATCTCTCAATAATGCATGCTCTCTTAAATAATCATCTTTATTCATCTTACGAGCATCTAAGTCTCTATAATCAATTGCTTGTTTTATACGTAAATCCGAAATATCAGTCTTCTGTGCATACGTTGTAGGAAAGCCAGCAATAGAAATGTAAGCCCACATTATAGCACTAGAAATTAATACTCCTGCAATACCCTGACAAAAACTTTGTGATACAATCCATTTTAACTTAGCAGCGAAGCCATCTTGATCTTCATACCTTCCGTGTAATGCAGCCATAGTAATCTCCTTAAGGTGTAGCGTCAAGAGCCATCTTAACAGCGTTATACATTGTCAGGTCTTCTACCCACTCCGTTCCGCTCCAAACATACTTCATCCCAGTATCCAATTCAGTAAAAGTAGAACCTGCTTTTGCTACTGTTAAAGATGGTCTAGCATCAGTAGACAATCCTATAATCTCTTGCTTATCGCCTATAACTGTTACTGCCATATTAAATCCTCCTATACTGTCATCCAGTTATTAGTACCACGTATCCTTTTCCTTGCTGAGTTAATAGAAGGTCTAGGATAATTATGCTTACTTTTATTAACAACTACTTGCTTTCTAAAAATCTTAGTAGAATATGAGTAGAAGAACTCAGTAATGCCAAGAGAATCTGCAATATTTGGAGATGCAATCCCTCTTTTCTTCATATCCTTCTTAGATTCCACCTTAACAGCACCATTTTTATTAAACTCATAGTATGGAGATGATAATTCATTAGCCAATTCTTGCCCTATACTGAGAGTTTCCCCAGGAAGTTTGACATCTGGAAAAGAATAGTAACCATACATACAGTTTTCACGAATTCTCCACCAGAGTTCATCTCGTAAGAGAGCATATTTCAATGGATCTGATGATGCCCAACTAACATTCACATCAAATAACCCAGGCATTCTTTGTTTTCTGAGGTAGTCTGCAACTCCAGCCCCTACACCTATAACATCAATACCACAGCCTTCGGCATTTACTTCAGTGTAGGTCTGCATTATATGCCCAGCTAGTGTAATCGTATTCATACCCTGAAAGGTTAGCCAAGGAAGAATTCGCAAACCATGCCGTGGGAGTATAATACTCCTATCCTCACCATACCGAGCAATATCACAACCTAAGTAAATAGGCTCCTCATCACTAATTTCCATTTCTTTGCCGATGCACTGCTCTGCCCAGTGTAATGGTATAAGCGTTCTCTCATCTTCAAGCGGCGGTTCACCAGCAACACGTATTCTAAACACATTAGAATCAACACCGTACTTGTTAGCCATATAAGAGGGATAATCAGATTTAACGTTTTCAGAGTCTCTACTATCCCAGTGGAGTCTATACCACTGCTTACGTATTTCTGGATGGAATTGAGTATCATGGAAGTATCCTTTATTTTTAGTTGGGTTACCAATCAGCATAACTCTATTATCTTCCTGTGTGAGAGCACCTTCAATCGGTATGAAGACTGGATCTTCAACACCAGATGCCTCATCTATGATTATCAGTAAATGATCTCCATGGAAACCAGCTAGAGTTTCAGCCTGGTCAGCAGGGTCAGCTCTTACAGACGGAGAAACTGCTCTTGCCCACCATTCCTTGCTTGCATTTTTATTGAATATCTTATCTCTCTGAACTACAAACTCTTCTTGAATAGCAGATTCCCGTATCCACTTACTTATCTCAGACCAAAGGATGTCATTTAATTGTCTTGCTGTTGGAGCAGTACAAACTACTTTAGCATAAACTCTAGTTGTTAGGAACCAAAGTATTGCCCACGATGCACTGGCATCTTTACCAGTACCGTGCCCAGATCTAATGGAGATTCTTTTCTGATGAGGAAGTACTTCTAAGAACTCTCTTTGTTGAGTAGATATTTTTATATGTGGTTTGTTTACTAGGAGCACTTCCTCAACAAACTTCACAGCGTCAAGACGCCATTCTCTAAATTTATTAAGAACTATTGGATTAAGTGACATTAGTCTACCTTATTAAGTTGAGCGTTACTACCAAACAGTTCTATTGCTTTACTATTATAAGCAATCGCAGCTTCTACTTCACTATTAAATCTACCAATGTAAATATTCTTACCAGCAAATCCTATAGAACTAAATATTGTCTTATCTCTATTATCATAGTAAACACCAACAAAACCTTCTCTTGTTCTGTGCATATTCTGAGCATTCTTAGATCTGGTTGTGTTTTCCATATTATATTTTTGGCAGTTAAGACCATCCCAGTCCTTATGGTTAACTTCCATATCTTCAGGTGTATTCATTATAAAGTTGTGAAGATAACCTATCTTCTTGTTTCTTCCGTATCTTCGTTGGCGAGACTTATGAACATGCCAGTTAATCTTAGAAACTCTTTCAAAGTCTTCATCATCTATTAAAGCAATATAACCTTGAGTTAACTGTATCTCTTTCATATCAATCCTATTGAAATTTAATCTTCTGTCCATCTCTAAAGAAGTATGGTATCTGTCCAGGTTCTTGTATAGCAGCATTAATACCGTGCTTCTTCATAAGTCGTTCAATTTCTACTTTTTCCGCATCAGTAGGTTGCGGATAAGTATATCTTTGTATAGGAGGATTAGGATTAAAGTGCTGACTAATATCTCCCACCGTATCAATCGCTGCCAACAATGCTTTCTTTCCAAAGAAATCTTTCATATCACAAGTCCAATTCAAGTTGCTCAGGAGAGGAGGGGGAAACAAAAGAAGCGTCAACAGCATCACTGTTGCCCACAACATCTTGTGCTTTCTCAATATCTTCTTTCTCCAAGTGTAAGAGATAACCCATCAGACCGTGTATCTCAGTAGGTTTCCCTTGAATCAATTGTTCCATCTTACCAAACTGAGCGTACGCAGAGGCAAGATGCTGTACTGGCGCAGCAACTAACTTTTCATCAGTAACATTTGCGATTATTCTTTGTTGTACTTGAATTAGGTCTAAATACCTATTCTTATCGTAAGCCAACAAGTTGGATTCTTCTTGCTTAAGTTCTTTAATCTTATTGTATATAGTTGCTGTAGGCACACCTATAAGACCAGCAACTTCTTTTGGCTTTAAACCATCAGCTAGAAGGTCAATCATTATTTTAGAATCTTCTGGTGTCATCATCTTCCTACATTAACGCTACTTTATTAAGTATAGCTGATACTAATCTGAACTCTGGAAAGTTAATTCGTTTTGGATCTGTAAATGTAGTTACCATATAAAGATCGTATGCTTTTGCTGCTTCTATAACATCTACATATATACCTATAGTAACTCCTCTGTGATGTGCAACCCATCTACTACCATCTCTATATCTCTTAACTCCAACATACTTAGAGTCACCTTTTCTTTTAATTCTGTTACAGTGAGTGTTTTCATAGTCTGTCAATAGTCTTAAGTTAATTCTTCTGTTATCACAAGTGTTTCTATTAATATGATCTACAACATAATTACAACTGTTATTATGAGTCATTCTATTAAATACTATCCTGTGTACTGGATAACCTTCACAATACACATACCAAGATGACTTTTTATTCTTATACCTTTTAATATAAAGAACTTTAGTAGAGAAGTATTCGTAATCTTCGTCATCCAGTATACAGACCATATTTTCCACTATTATGTTTTGCATGCCTAGCATGCTATCACAAAAAATTGTCTCTGTCAATAAAATACAATGCTGGTGAAAATATATTTTTGGGCTGTTCACGTAGTGCAGTTGCGTTTTTAAATCTTACTCATGTGTTCCGAGACTCCGGTCTTTACTCCCCTCAAGTACCCCTCTGGTGCTCGGTGGGGGGTGAGGTGTTTCTTTGAGTATATACCCCATAAATACACCCCTTGACTTTGTTATGTATTAATGTATAATCCAATCATAATTTAAATACGCTCTTTGACAATTAAATACATCGCCATCATTAGTTACCGCCAGCCGACATATCGGCTTAGAATATCTAATGATGTGGCGTAAATACCACAATAAAGGAGTAATACAATGGAAAAGATTAGTGAAGTAAATAGGAAATACGGAACGGCAGGCCTCCTCAAAGTAGACGATATTACAACAGTCAATGGGGAAGGCATCAATGACCTACCTTCTGCGTCAAAAGACTATCTGGCCAATTATGGATTGTTTGTTCTCATCTCACGGCTCACGGCCAACGAGAAGGATACCAAAAAGTGGCCAGACCTGTTCGCCGACAAGTGGGTGTGGCTAATGGAAGGGATGCCGAAGGTAGACAGGGCAAGGGCAGACGCCTTCACGACAGCGTGCCGGAAAGTTCTGGAAAGTGGAGCAGACGAAAAGACAATCACTTCCACAATTAAAGCACTTGAAACAGCGTTTGGTAAAACTTACGTAGAAGAGGAATAACAAACAGGGGAGGCTAACAACCTCCCCTTTTTGTTGCTTTTATGCCAATCAATGACAATTAATGACATTGATTAATTGCTTACAGCTTGTATT